TTAGCAGGTGGGTTAAATTCTATGCAGTCAGGTTTGACTTTCTGATTACCTAGAATAAACGTATCTAACTTATCATTTACCCAACCAAACTGGACGTGGGCTTCGTCTGCTGTACTGGTGGCTTGTAATTCATCTACCCAACTTAGTGTGTATGACATCAGTTCATCCATCTTCTTAATTGCAACGCCCTGAGACGATAGTTTCTTTCGGAACTCTTCGCTTGACGTGACTGAACTCATCGGCAGTGTAAACTCTTGCACCCCGTCTCGGGGAAGGTGCAGACGCATAACCAACGACTCGCCCAGCTCGGGGTCCTTGATTCGTTTAACAACGTATAAGTCGTTATGGTATATTCTCTTCTCGTCTACATCGCCGTCTTCATTGGTGGTACGTACATACACACCACCGTTTGACCCACGCACATAGGGTGGTGGGTACTTAGGTATAACATGGGTTGGCTCGTCTTCTTCGATGCTTTCCGCTACATAGTTACCTTCATCGTCAGTCTCAGCTTCACGTAACTTCTTACCGAGTACGATGGGAGACTTGATAGCACCCCATTGAGGACAATCTCTACAGATGTCAGGGTTGTACTCGTCAAAACGTGCGCATGTATATGGGCCTTTTATCTGCTCCATCTTACGTTGCGTGTCTTCTGGCGTGTACTCTGGATGCCCCTTCGACATCAAGTGAATGGCTTTATCCCCATCAGTGCAGAACTTCGCAATAGATAGCCCTGCCCTCCACAATGGTTCGCTCATAGTCTCTTGGTTTCGGACTATGTATTTAAGCTGTTCACACCCTTCACCTCGTTGGGTCTTAATCAGTATGTCCTTAAACAGGTTTTCCTGATTGCCCATAAGGTTCTGCATGGTCGCGCTGAGTTCCCTAGGTATATTTTTTGTGGGAACTGGTATCGACTCGGAACCGAGTAATCCTGAGAATGTGTCAAAATCGACGGTCTCAAACTTAGCGGTCAAGCCAAAAAAGCCCACGTCTGACGGGGGCTTGGTCTTGTAGTTATGTGTGTGAGGAACTCTTAACACACGTGCGGCGTCTGATGTGACCGCCGGATCAGCGTAGAAATTTTGCTGTGCACACAATCTTTTAAGACGCTCCGCGACAGGCAACCAATCATCCAAGCATACCGATTCTTCTAAAAACCAGTACACGTGTATGCCACGCCCCGAATTAACCATCGTTGGTTTCGGTAGTTTGTTGTGCTTACAGAAACGCCGTAGTGCCTGTATAGCCTGTTCTTGATTTAAAAATTCTTTGCTCGGACCACAATCCAGATCGAGGAAGAAAGAGTTTAGCCTCTTTACGTTATCGACTTTACGTGAACCTGCTTGATCAAACGTAGCTAGTCCGTAATAAACATCGTATCCTTCTTTATCATAATTGTGGGCGGCATCGACAACGGCATCTATTGAGTCATAGAACTTCTGTGCTTTGCGTTCGTCACTTGATCGTGCCGCAAATACACAGTAGTAGCCCCCACTACTCAGTGCCTTCGATAAAAATGTTTTTGTTTCCATTGGTCCACCCATTGCCTAAACCGCCACGGTGGGTATAACTTCTTCCACCGTGGCGTAGTTCGATTACTTTGACTATATGCTTAGTCCTCGTCATCCCAGTCATCAATAATCGAACTCAAATCACTGTCATCCGTAGGCGGTGCGGATGCAGTCTTCTTTACAACTTTGGTAGGTTCCTCAATCGGTTCCTCAACAACCTCTGCTACAACTTCTTCTTCGACTTCTGCTGTAAACGGGTTATCCTCCTTGGAGTTATACCCATCTTCAGCGCCGAATGGATTCGATTGTTTACGCTCCGCAAGTTTCAATACCTGCACTGCTTGCAATCTTAGGGAACAACCTGCCCCCATTGAACCGCTGTAAGGGATGCCTTTGACTGCGACATTCACAATACTACCGCTTGTCAATTGAAAATCATCAGGCAGTTCGTTGGTCTTGGCATCAAACTGTGAAGGCTTCTTAGTCTTGTCGCCGTTGTACGCACCTTTCAGATTAGCTTTGTGTGACCACATCCCATCATCTGTTTTCTTGAATGGGTTTTTAATCTCAGGCCAGTTCTTTTTCTTTTCTTCGGCGTAAGTTGTTTTCATGTATGACCACAAAGCCTTGGCTGTTGCGTCATCCATAATGAAGTTTACTGAATACTCAGCACCATCATCCGTTGCCCCACAGGATACAGAGCGTTGTTGCTCGTTATCATATCTATAGGTCTTATCCAGTTTAGGGTACATGGCGGTTATTTTTTTGATTACGTATTGCTCAGACATAAAAGTCTCCTTAGTTTGCATTTGCGTCATAGACAAATCCGTCTACTTCCGCAAAGATTGACCCCCTTGAGGGCGTTGATATTGACATTGTTATAGCCTCTTTAGCTTCTTGGCTTTCAGCCTTTGAAACTGCAAGACTTACTTCATCTTCCGCAAGGGGGCGCACCGCCTTGAAGAATAGTTTTGGTACTACACTACCCCGATCAAACACACATTCGGTAATTACGGATATAGCAGGGGTGTTATGAGAACTTAGGTACTGCGCGTAGGCTTGCATCGGCATCTTGCCGTCCTTCGCTTTACCGAACAACGAGGTTGCAGGTAGTTGCAGTTGGTACACTTTGGTAAAGTCGTTCTCTAGTACCACGGCTAACCGTTGTGCAAAACGACATGCACGTGACGTACCTGATCCTGACCCCTTAATATTTTGGGGGCAGTCCATACAACGGTGGGCTTGGCGGTCTTCTTGCTTCACCTCTGGTGCAGGTGCACTAGTGTCTGCTGACCAACACGTAGGACGTGTCGGGCTACTAGCATCATACTCCCCTGCGTAGTAAGAGCGAGATATTTTAGCGGCGTTCAAGATTACCACGTTCAATGCACCTTCATGCACCGTGTCTTGTTGACCGTTAACATACTCACGAAACTTACCTCCGTTGATACTGATACGGCGGCGTACTTCACCTACGTTCTGCATATGCCTCTCCTCACAAGTCCTCGTCTAAGTCTGGCTCAGCATCGTGCTCGGCGTAACCTTGCACTAACTCAACATTAGAGACAGCGGCTACACCACCAACAGCGGCAGTTGCGGCGTTGTCTTTCTTAGTCAAGGCGATTGACACATCGTCAATAGAGAAGCGGTACGTGTTACCTACTTTTATGTAGGTAGCTTTTGGGATATGTCCTTGGCGCACCCACGCTCGTATGGTCGAAACCGATACAGAGAAGTGCTTGGACAGTTCTTCGATTGGTACAAAAGGGCCAGTCATCATTTTTTCCTCACAGAAATTATATATTCAGAGTCTACGTTAAGTCCTTTAGGGACAGTCTCAGGGTTTTCTTCAAGGAAAGTTTTTACGTTGGTTTGATTCAACCGCTTTTCCAGAAACTCAGGTACCTCATGCTCCATAACAAATTGGTGCATAGCTTCCCAGTCACTAGTCCAGTAGCGAGTCTTCACCGAACGGTAAAAAAGTCCCTCTGAAGTCTTTACGCTCTCAAGCCCCTGCTCTTTGCAGTAGTCGAGTAGCGCGGCTTTGACCTTATCCAGTTTCTGGTTAAGGTCTTCTTCTTGTCTCTTAAAGTCCGACGAAAGCTGTGCCTTCTTGTCTCGGATTTTTAAGTAAACACGTGTTAGCTTTTCCGCTAACTTCTTGTCCTCACTCATTTTTAGTTCTCCTAGTCGCACGACAAAATGTGTCGGGAGGTTTACTCTACTAACGTATTGTACCTTAGTCAAGCAATTCTTTGTAAAGATCAATCATTTTTGTGTGTACGTCAATTCTGTTATCTAATAGTGTGTAAACACGTTTCTCTACGGCTGATCCTTGTAGCTGGACGACGGTACACTTGTGATCTTGTCCTGACCTGTGAACACGTGCGTTAGCTTGAGCGTATGTTTCTAATGAACTGGTCGGCCCCCACCACACAACTGTGTTAGCGGCTGTTAACGTCACACCATGCGCGGCGGCTTGTGGTTGTATCACCAGTACACGTGGGTTGGGGGTGGTTTGGAATCGGTGAAATATATCAGTACGCTTCGGTGCAGATACGTCACCGCGAATGATTTCAGTGGGTATCCCATCTTTGAGTAGTTTATCCGTGAGTATGTCGATGGTGTGCTTGAACGGCACAAAGACTAGGACTTTCTTACTACTCTCGTCTATTGCTTCACGCAGAACCTTGTATCGGTTCTTGATGTCAAACTCCAATGCTTCTCCGTTGTCGGTGTATACCGCACCAGAAGATATTTGTAGGAGTTTGCTCATGTTGATAGCGGCGTTGGGCGCAGTTACTTCCTCACCTGCTGTCTGTAAAACAAGTTTATCTTTAAGTTCCTTGTAATACTTTTTCTGCTGGCGCGTGAGTTCAACCTCTCGTTTGACGTACACCATGTCGGGTAGGTCAAGGCACTCTTCTTTTGTGAACCTGATCGCAGGTTGCAGTGCGTTGTATACTGTCTCGGTAGCTGTCTCTTTCGGCTTCCATTTGAAGTTGGTAACTTTATACATCACCATGTCACGAAACGAACCAAAGAACCTAGGCACGGCGGCAGGGTTAACTAGCTTAGCGATACCGTACGCATCCAATGGTGACTGAGCCGCAGGTGTTCCTGTCATCATCCATAGCCAAGTCTGATCGGTTAACAGCTTATTGAGTGTCTTCCAACGCTTGGTCTGTGCGTTCTTATAGTGGGTGGCCTCGTCCACAATGATGCAGTCGAACCCTCCATTGGCAATGTCTTCGGCAACGATCTCTACACCGTCATAGTTAATGACAACGTAATCAGAGCCTTGATTAATAATCTTTCTGCGCTTCTCTTTAGCACCGTAAGCCACGTCAACCGTGCGGTGCATGGCAAAACTAAACAAGTCATTACGCCATGCGCTATCCATGATCGACAGCGGGCAGATAACTAACACGCGGTTTACCTTCCCTTGCATCATAAGAAAGTCAGATGCCCATATCGCAGATGCAGTCTTGCCTGTGCCTTGCTCGTTAAAGCAAAATGCTCGGCGGTTCATCGTAAGGAATGCGGCTGTGGTCTTCTGATGTTCGTACGGTTTGTACTGACCAGACCACTGGTACTGTCCTTCAATGGGTGATGGCACGTTTATGTTTAACTTCTTGAGGGTGTGCGCTTCGTCTACACCCCAGTTCACCACCACTTGATTATCTGATAGTTCTCGACTCTTCTCGACAACTTTAGTAACTTTGTTGGGGTTTTTTAGGCGCAACAATAGCGCCTTGTTATCTAATATCTGCACGTCATTCTCCATCGCAACGCCTTACGGCGCGGTGTTAGTGTGTCACTAACTTATTTCTTTTTGCCTTTACTCAAGGCTCCACCTGCCGAACGGTTACGCTTTCGGCTTTGTACTGTCACGCCGTCTTTGTTAGACCCCCCACGTGACAACGGTTTCTTGTGCGCTACGTCTTTGCCTTCTCTCTTGTCGGCTTTACCGTTCTTGTTAGCGTCTTTACCTGTCTTATCCATCTTCCGACGGGCACGTTGACGTTCCATACGTGCCTTAAATTCTTTACTATCAACAGGTTTGTTCTTTTGTTTCTTACGATCTTCTTTATTTTTGTATGGCATTAGTTACTCCCATTGTGAGGACATACGGTTACAGGACAGTGCCGCCTACACAATCCATTCGGGCGTGGGTTCCAAACATTCTTATCGGCGGCAGTCTTCATAGCATTGTACTTACCTTGCCACTTAACCCATAACTCTTGTTCGTCATACTCGTTGTAGCTTGCTTTGATAAGATCGTTACTTACCACAAACACAAGCCCACCCTTGACTTTCTTTACCTCGGGGTAGTGTAAGAATACTGCCAAGGCCATCAATTCAAGCTGACCTTTATCTGCATACCGTGCGTTCTTACCAGTCTTGTAATCAATAACCCATGCAGTTTCGCCCACCGTGTCAATGATCAACAGGTCTGCGATACCTCGGAACCAAACCTCTTTATCATAGAAGCCGCAAGGTTTAAGGTTCTCTGTGATACCCATCTTCTTCTCGCATAACTTCACACCACGCTTGGCGTTGAGTGAGTCAAGCATTGCTTGCGCGTAGTCAAACTTCTTAGGGAGAGGGGTATCACTACCAATGTAATCTTCGGCGGCTTTGTGAAACTCATTACCATACAAGATGGCATCGGTCTGTACGAACGGAAACTCTTTGAGTATCTTCTCGTGGTAAAACTGTTTGGGGCATTGTTCAAACGCCTTAATCTTGCTGAACGACCACGGTGCTACACTCATTCACAATCTCCGTAAGATTTTCCTAATCCGCTTTCACAATTGATTGGCAGACCTTCTGCCCAGTCGGGTGTCCAACGCATACACTTCTCAACGAATGCCTGTGACTCAGCTACATCTTCGTCCTTTACGCATACGACGATGGAGTCATGCACAGTTAGCACAACGCGACATCTCTTACTGATTTGTAACATTTGCTCACCAATAATGCAACGCGCTATCGCCTGACATACGTTCTCGGTCACTTTCCCACCATATATTCTGGTGCGACCACGCCGTGTCTTGTAACTATACTCAACACCACGATCAGCTTGCTCACCTGATAAGTCGTCATAACGTAACATCAAACCGGAAGGAAGCAGGATACCGCGTTCCGACCCCAAGACTTTCAGCACGCCTGACTTACCTATCTGTATGGTATCGCCGTTGGTCATATGCCTAATCATGTCCTGACAACTACGCCATAACTGATTAATTTTCCAGTTGGCATCTCGGTAAATTGTTATGACACGCCGTGCTTCACCCAGTTCCATCTCAAATCCAAAGCCCTTTAGCTGTTCTTGGAACCTGACTGCACCCATGCCGTAACCTGCGCCAAGGATCGTAGTCTTACCTACAAACCGTTGGTCTTTAGTTACCTCATCTTCGGGAACACCATAGATACGAGAAGCCATGACCTTGTATACGTCTTCGTTATTAGCGAACGCCTGTGTAAGATCGTCCTGACCTGCAAGCCATGCGAGTACACGTGCCTCAATCTGCGAACTATCGCAGTCAATCAACGTGTATCCCTCTGGTGCGAGGATACTGCGCTTTAACTTCTTACCATTTGGACCACGGCTAGGTAGGTTCTGCATGTTGATCTTGTCGTCACCACCCCACCGTCCAGTGTGCGCGGCGTAGTATCTTACTGGAACCGGCAAAGTCCCACGTTTACTTATGTCTATAAACCTCTGAGTACGTGTTTCCTCAAGGGTACTTTTCGTACCCAGACGTGCGGCAACTGCTGACTGCACTCGATCATCTTCATGATCAGCCAATGCTTTAAACTCTTCATCGTTCTTAGCGAACGCGAATGTTTCTTTCCCTGTACGTAAACTTATTTTCATAGGCGGTTTAACGCCTAGCCCCTCAAGCACAGCGGCAAACTTAGGGTTAGACATCAAGTCCTCCCTAGATATACCTGCGTCCTCAAGTAACTGATCCTTACGTTCACGTGTGTCTTCAAGGTGCTGTTCAAGCAATCCAATATCCAACTCAAGCATTGGCTCGGTAAACATTCGCAACGTCAGATCAATCATCATCAGTTCTTGTTTAGGAAAGCCCTTCTTCAAAAAGATGTTGAATAGTTTGTATGTTAACTCGACATCATTGATGCAGTAGTCACCGTACAACGACAAGTCCTGTTCAGAGAAATCGGCTCGACGTTTACCTAAAGCATTTAAGACTTCGGTTCCTTTAGCGCCAATCTCATATCTTTCAGATAACGCCCTGAGACTGCCGCCAACTTCCACCCCGTGTAAAGCACGGGCGATACACAAAGTATCGGTATACACGCGAGGATGAATATCAAACACCCAAGAGAGAATGGCACCATCAAACAAAGTGTTGTGAGCGAGAACCATGCTTTCTGCCCAGTTGAAGGTGTGTAAGTATTGTTTAAGTTGTTCACGTGTTCCGCTTGCCCATTCAGTTCCTTCATTGTTCACCTTGATACCCACGCCAATCACCTCAAATTGGTGATCACGTACGTACTCCTCTGTTGTTAACTTAGACAGGGAAAAATCCCTGTCGTAGTATGTTTCAAAATCTATAGTGATTAAGTCCATCACCGCACCTCCAACAACTTCTGCATGTAATGACCTGCTTTATCTAAGTCATTGGCGTTCTTTTCTCTGGCAAGATACTTAATGATATTACCCTTCAAGAACCCAACGAACTCTTCGTTAGTCATCCATGCTTCCATTGCCGCCCAAGGCTCGACGGATAAACCCACGTAATGTTGCCCACCAACCTGTCTTTGGTTGGCGGCTTGTGGCTTTTTTCCGGTGCTTTTCGCTTCCTCCTCTGCGACAAACACCTCTTTCGGCGTGCTGATCTTCTGCATTAACTTGTAAGCATATCCATACGATACGCCTGTGGCCTTTGCGACCTGTGCAGGGGTAGCTGTTTTATTCTTAACTAAATACGCCCATACCTTATCGGCTTTGGGTGATGATTTAATAGCCATGATGTCGTTCTCCTATTGCTCGTACGATATAACAAGTAACCACAAGACCCTCGTACGGTTAAGGTCCTGCGGTGTGGTTGGTTACTCGGGGGATTGTGCGGCTTGCTTCCGTGCATACTTCTCACCCCATGAGAAGAATAAACGCATGGGTGAATATTTCGGGGCAAGTAGGTATGCCTCGACGCAATGATTTGCTATAGCTATCCATTCAGCTTTAGTGCGTTGCTTCGCCATGTGGCACCTCCCATAGAATGCACGCCTTACCCCATTGGGTTTTGCCGCGCTTCCCACTATCTATCACACGTCGATCATTTGATAACTCAGATAGACGTGGCTGAACTGAAACGTAAGGACGCTCTAAGTGTTGCGCGATTTCCTCAGTGCTCATTGGGGTAGGTGATTTGGTTAGTAGTGTGTAGACTTGTTCGCGTAAGGTAACTTTCTTACCTGCGTTATCTTCAGCGGCGGCGAGACTTGTATCTCTACGCTGATAACCGATACCTTCTTCGGTGTATCCCATAACGATCTCCAATTTGTGCAGTGTCTAAACAGGTGAGCCTTCAAAATCCAACTCAAGCTGTCGTGGGTCGCGGTTCTGACCGCCAACATAGATCAACACGTCATCTATATTGTCTTCGTTGATGACAAGACTTATGCCACCGCTACTCTTTATATCAGATAGGTTCTTTTCTTGCAAGGGCGTTGGTTTGTTTTTACCTGCTTTGCATTCTATGCCAAAGAACTTACCCTCGTAGCATCCGATGATGTCTGGAACACCACTCTTACCGTAGCCCCCAGTAACTGGATAGAAGTAGTAGGCTCCTAACACCTTTAGGTGCGCCGCTACTTTCTTCTTAACTTTTGCTTCTGGTGTCATTGCCATCTCGTTCTCCTGTGTTTACGTCCGTAACCCTTCCGCTACATTGTGTGCACTTGCGCGTATTGGGTTCGTTTGTTTCTTCCAACGGTTGCATACACCACGGACACAACCCTTGAGACAATCTTTTTTCGATTTCTCCTCGTTCGTCTATCATGTGTTTCCCCTCGGAACTGGTATCAAAATCAAAGTCGGGGGATGGCGAACCACCCCCCTTGTTAGTGCCGCACTAACATCACACACGGAATATCCAATAAACATTATCATCAATCCGTCTGCCCACTCCTTCGACCTCACTGGTTGGCTTGTCCAATGGGGTCATCATCAGTAGGGCAACCTTTTCTTGCATCCACAAATCAAGGCTGTCCACTGAAGGGTACTCTCCACTGACCATGCTGTCAACTTCCATGCCAATACATGACACTTCGACAGCGTTGGTGTGTGGGTTTACGTATACGCGGTATACGTTATCATCATGTGGTAAGTCGTTATCGTACGACATAGAACATGCCCTCGCCCGCAGAGAAACCAACATCATCAACGTAATCATTGGCTTGCAGGATATTGAGCACAGAAAGTTTCTGCATGATGTCTTCGGGTAACGTGTCTGCTGTGTACCGTTTTACGTCATCACTGATCTCTGCACCGTATGCACTCTCAGCTTTGTCGATGTCGATAACATCAAACACTTGTTGCTCCATGCGGTCGTACACTCGGACAAACCACATAGGTACGGTGCGGTTACGTAACCTAACCAACTCTTCTTGCTTAGCAAAGAATGTAGCTAGGTTCTCTCCAAACATAGTATCTATGAACTCGTGGTTACTGTTCATCAGGTGACGTAACTCGTTGAGAAGAGAAGAACCCTCGTTGGTGCGTGAGGAATACAGGCTCGACTCCACGTCGATCACCTTGTTACGTATCTCACTGAACTCATTCTTCGCCACGTCAACCACACCATCCACTGCGTTCGATGCGTCTCGCATACGTGTGCCTGCTAGCTCTTGCGGTGACATCATGCGTATAAACTTCTTAGCATTACGTACTGCTACATCAAAGTTGGTAGACATCTTCATGAAGTATTGCTTGCTGTACTCAGCGTACTTACCATTCACAATCGTACGTGCTTGCACCACATACATAGGTGTACCATCACCACCATCTCGGTAGTCACCGTATGCAACCCACCCCAACACGTATGGGCAATCGTCTCGGTATATCCAGTAGCTTGCACTATTACGTGGGTGCATCTTCACACGTAACTCTTTACACACCCGTTCGGCAAAGGGTGTAGTGTATTCAGCACCGTTGGTATTGTCGGTAACTGTACCGCCTGTTGTTAGTGCCTCACTAACAAGTTTGTATTCATATCTAGCCATTGTCGTTCTCCTTAAACTTAGCCGTTTCTGATTTTGTTGAACGCATCATGTACTGATTGCGCTAATCGTTTCATTGCCATACGTGCCTCGAATGTTTCTTCTGTCTCGGCACGTTGTTCAATCTCGCGTACGCGGAAGGCTACGGTCTCATCCATAATCTTCAACGCTTCTTCATACTCCATTGGACGGTTACTTAGGTCGGTCATATCACATCTCCCTTGATGTTATGTTTACGTGCTTACCTGTATCAGGCTTTGCACTTTTGTTATCTAAGATGCACCATAGCACAGGGCAAGACCATTGACCCCATGATCCACCAAGGTACCCATCGGTGAGAACAATGGCGGCTTGTGGCTTGACACCATGCTCGGTGAGGTAATCGGTAACGCACTCAACATTAGTGCCACCACCACCCTTGGGCTTGGTAGTCTTGACGAGTTCGTCTAGCTGGTGCATGTCGTACTTCTCGTCCTGACACACACGTGTGTCCCAGTAGAGTAAGCGGATATGATCAGGGTGCACCGTGTCGCAGATAGCCTGTATCTCTGACATGAAAGCTGTAAGTTCTAACTGACCAATGGAACCTGACGTGTCAACGGCAATGACCAGTTCACCCACCTGCTCGCTGATACCGCTAGGCATGTAGTAACCTGATGACACGTAACGTCTGTTCGGTCGTTGCCATGTCGAGTAGTCACTACCTGCACACGTGGTCTGAATAAACTCACGCAATACCTCGCGCCAATCTATCTGCGGTGTAAGTAAATCCTCAAGATCACGATCACCACCTGACCCCAACTTACCTGCGATCAACGCACCCTGACGTATTGCCTCGTCAACATCACGTGCCAGTTCGCGCTTCTCATCTGGTGTAAGGTCGGCGGCACCATCCCAGTCATGGCTGTCGAAACCTTGTGGTGGGCCGTTATCACCTGACTCGTCACCGTCACCGGCATCACCGGCATCGTCACCTACAGCGGTGTTTTGTGTACCAGTAGTGTCACCTGACCCCTCGTCGCCATCTTGTGGTGAGCCGTTATCACGTAGGTCATTGAATACTGCGGCGCTGTCCCAGTCACGATACTTCACATCGAGACACCCACCTTGCGGCATGACTGCCCAACCATCTCGGTTGTCATCGGAAATCTTGACGTTGATCACGTAGTCACACGCTTGGTTGGCAAGCTGAGCATCTTGGTCGTGCAGATGTCGCCATGTGGTGAGATGTTTATACAGCTTGTGGTATACCTCATGAAGCACAAGGAACCGTAGTTCTGCATCGTTGAGCGAGTCAATGAAGTCTCGCCCATACATCTCGTCACGTCCGTTGGTACATGCCGTTGGTATGTTGTCCACCACCGAACGATCACCGATCATGAGGACACCTGCGAGGGCAACGTATTTGGGGTTGCCCATGATGTCAACGACAGCTTTGGACAGTCGTTGCTCTGGGGTAAGTTGTTTACCTATTGCTAACATAGTCTTCTCCTTACTTCTTGTCGGCGGCGAACATGTAGTTGTTGTCCATTGCCCACGTTGTGAACTTCTTGTTGGTCATCACGACATTGCGGTGCGCATACTTCTTGGCACTACAACCATTGGCGAACATACCTTGCGCTTCCTTGTCGAGGCGCACCATGTAGTCCATCCATGAATCAACCCAGTCAGCTCCGAGAGTAGATAGGCTACGGTAAACAACCATACACACGGCGGCGGCACTGTCTGGTACCTTGGCTGTCTTGGGTTCGTCCTTGATAGATTGCAGTGACGGTAGTTGGTCGGACAGTTTGACAAAGGCCATCAAGTCCA